CGTGCTGCACAAACTGTGTATTATTCTGGCCCGAAGTCATATTCTGACCGGCGATTGCCTGACTTTGGTCGGCTGCCGCGGGCGTCTCGAACCAAGATCTAATCGTCGATTCGTCTGGCAAATTGTAACGATAAATCGGTTCGTTCTTTTCGTTGTAGTAAACTTCGTCCTTCCACTTAATTATGTCACGATACGTGACCGGAAATTCATGAATGACGAACTTGGCTTCACGAATATCGGGAACGCGCGTACCCGGGTCCACCAGGACCGTGCGGATGTCACAATTCTCGAAATACGGATGCGATACCAGCCGCTCCGTTCTGACCATACGAAACTTGTCTTGGTCGGGCGTCGGTAATTCCTCAATGTTTCCGTCTGCGCCTGTAGTTGTGAGAGATTCATGAACCGGTTGGAAATCCCAATCGGTTTCGTAACGATCTTTCCAACCCCACTTCCAAATACCGGTGCCATTGAGCAAACAGGAGAAAAGCCCATACTTTACTTCCTGCTTGAAATTCATTTGATCCAACTGATATGCCGTCAGTTCTTGAATAGCACGCGCCATATTAGCTGAAATGCTAGAACGAGATTCAAGTTTGAACGGAGGTTCTTCATAGAACATTCCGCCTACAAGTTTCGAATTGATAGCATTGACGTGCGTCGCAACCGTAAATTTGGCGATGTTCGCCTTGGGCATCGAGGTGCCTTCCCAAACGCGAAGCGTCGGGGGCGATTGGTACAACAGGTCGATTTCTATCCACCGAATATTGAAATAACGGCTTTCAATCCACGCGCGGGTAAATTTCGAGTCCAGAGTAACCAGTTTTAGCGCAACATCATCACTTACTTCCTCAGGACTGAAAACTTCCTTGAAGTTCAGCAGCCCCGAGCTCGACGTACCGGGGAGAGGTAGAACTGGTGCCATTGTGTTTCCTCTATCGTTTGAATCCTATCGGGGTGTATGGGTCGTAGAGCTCTTCACCGGCTGTGTCGCCGGTGCCGGGTTCTGGAACAATAGGTAACTCATTCGTTCCTGGAGCATAATCACCCTGCCCAAATATCAGGTCATAAAAATCTTTCTCGCGGAGAATGCGATCGAATTCCTTCTGACGGTCTCTGCCGCCAGGGCCACCGGGCTCCGTGGTTCCGGTCGGAATGATTCGATGAATGTGACTGATCGTATCCGGAATGTCGTCATGAAGCGAAGTCCCGAAATCTTTAAACTCTTTGTAGAGATCTTCAAGACACGAAATCGTGTTCAAAAAGAATAACTGTCCCCCGTAAAGAAGCGGTTGTAGGGCACCTACACGGGACGCTTTAGCGTTCGGAGAACGATCAACCTTGAAGAAGTCCAACGGGATGTACTCAGTTCCTGCCTCTAAGGCGTACTGACGAATTGAGCGCTCCAAAAACTGGGCCCCGTTCGAGTTCTCGATCAGAACCAGACGCGGGTGATATTTCTGAAATGACGAAGCAATTTCTTTCGCCAGATCATTGTCAAGATAATGGTCTCTAAAAATTTCCACTACATACACACGATTTTCTATGTCAAGGCCAACCACGGCACCGACTGAATAATCGTTCTTCTGGTTTACTGCGTACGCAAAATCCCAAATGATATAGTACTGAAGTTGATGCGGAATGGCGTTCAACCCAACCGTCCGCTGGAGCATAAGATCCACCGTGAACTTGATCTTACGGGTGCCCGCCGTACTCAACATGTACTGCGAGAGATAGACCGCTATGTCTTTCTTCTTCTTCCTGTCGAGAAACTTGTGATCCAACTTCACGCGACCGGTCTTGTCTTTTTCAAACAACAACTCATAATCGGCTGGCGTGCAATCACGCTCATCCTTGTGAATCATCTCGGGCCGCAACCAGCGAGCCGGAGTAATCAAAACCTTCAAATCGCCCGGATGCAAAACGCTTTCGACTGTATGAGCATACAAATCACCAGGAGCATACGGCGTTCCCAGAAGGTCTTTGTATCCGCCTGGGTCAACCAGCGACTCGGCATAATTGATCTTCCGAATCACCTTGACTACGAGCATCGAAGTATCGGTGTTCTTGTCGTTAACGACGTCGTCGCCCTTCATCAAATCGCAGTGCCAACCCGGCAAGTTCGATAGAATCGATGATGCCCAAGCCGATGGATCCCTTTTCTTTTCGTCGCCTACTGTTCGGCAAGGACAAATGAATTCGTCCTCGATGCCTTCATTCTTGCGAGTGAGATTCCACTCTGGAAATAATTTCTGAAAAATCGTGCCATCCGCATTATCGGGAACCAGAAAATAGTTCTTAAGTTCCCCAATGAACGCGACCGCCAAACCAGACTCGGCCGTAAGAATCAAAATACGAATGTTTGGAAGATTGATAAACCACTGCACGCAATCAACCACGTTAATCGTAGACTTGAAACTTCCGCGAGGATACAGCAAAAGACGTTCTTTCGTCTCATCCTGCTCTTCGATCTTCTTCGACGGATCCTTCTGCACGAAAAAATTACAGACAGGCGCGTGCGTTAGGAATGTGAAGTCTTTGTTGAAAATCTCACGGCCCAGAAACAACAAATTCGTCCGGCACATGAATCTCAAGAAATCCGTCGTTGACGTCGAGCTTGGACACTTTTTCTGATCTACCCACAAATCTTTGCCGCTCGAATCTTTTCCTTTGTGCTTAAGGCCTAAAATTTCCAATCGCCGAATCGAAGAATCAATGTTCTCATTAGAACCTGCTTCACCATATGCAGCCATCACCATATCAAACGTGATGTAATTCTTCGCGCGTATAACTAATTCGTCAAACGTTTTCGGAGCGGGGCCCGCAAGATCACGATCTGCCACTTTCCAGAAATGCTTGATAGACAATTGGTCGCCGGCTTTTGCAGCTTCGGCTTTACCCTCGTTAAGTAAATAATCAATAGTCCAAATTGGTTCCGACATATTCGCGACCTCGGAAGGGCCCAATCCGAGCCGTTTCACGGTACATCAATTTCGTTTATAACGCGGCCGGTTCCGGGGATGCTCCACCCTGACCACCACCTGCTCCACCCTCGGCTGGCTCTTCGCCTTGTGAACCGAGCATATCCGTAATGTTCTTGCCTAGGGCTGCGTGATCGCCGAGCGCGAAGTTATGCGTCTCGCTCGAACCATCATCAAACACATGATGAAGCGCGTGACCACCCTTGTGGGTGTATCCGTGGAATCCAACATGCTTTTTGCCAGCCGGTTTCTTTTCGCCTTTGTGCTTGCCCTCGGCCTTCTCTTCTTTCTTGGTTTCGTGCTTCTCTTCTTCCTTGGGCTCCGCTTCCTCTTCTTCAACTGCCGCGGACATAACGCCCTTGGCTTTCTTTCCTAGATGTTCCATGGCTAGTTTCTCCGCTTTGTTTTTGTCTTTTGGAAGAACGGTTTCGCCCTTCTCTAAATCCTTCACTCCACTTTCCTTGACTTTTCCGCCATCGTGCATTTTCTGTGGAGCCAGCAAGTCCTTGACTCCTTCCATTTGCCTGTTACGCTCTTCAACACCATGCACGGATCCTTCAAGATCAACACCTTCGGGACCAAGCAGACCTTTGCTTCCCGCAGGCTTAGAATCTTCCTTCGGCGCTGCAACGCCGGGAGCTGCTGGAACAGGCGGCCGTCTGCCTGACACTTTAGAATTCCATGCAGTATCCAAAGCTTTCTTGGCATCCGCAACTTTCTTACTTACTCCGCCGTCATCTTTTGCTGTATTTTGTGGCATGATCGTTTCCTCACCGCGGCGTTGCCGTGTGTCTCATTCGTTGTACGGGCGCCGCTGGCGCCTTGGTCTTCGGATGCTTTTTACGCTTCGGGAGACTTGAATAATCTGTTGCTTGTTCCCACTCTTTTACTTTCTCTGGACCGCCGAGTGCTTCGGTTCCTTTCTTGGTGTGAGCCCAGGCGTTTTGTGCTTTGCTTTCAAATGACATGATTACACCTTTGTAGGATCGATCGACGGCGTTACTGGATTGCTGCTGAACGACTGCACAGCCGTTGCAACCCGGTTTGCCGCGTACGGAGAGATTGCAAAGGCGCTGGCACCCGCCAAATCAGGAAGCGCGTGCGAATGAAACACAATGTGCCCGACATATATCAAAATTGCAATCAACGTTCCTGTCGAGGCACAGCGACCCCACGATAGAGTTCCACCGTTAGGCTCGCTGTGAATTTCACGAACCATTTTCTTAAAACCTTGGAGGGTCATAAAATATACTCCAACTAAAAATCTTCAAATCGTCGAGGAATGATATAACAAAAGAAAAAGGGCGAATGGAGGAATTCGCCCTTCGTTGTTCGCAAACAGCGAACGGGGTAGTTACTTTGTGGGGGCCGAATAGTCGTTCGCGTGGAAACCACTGCCGACTAAGATCGGAGACCCGGGACGAGACAGAACTTTTTCAACTCTGCGAACACGCCCGCAATTGGGACAGGGCTGCTTGGATCGTTCACTTTGCTCAAACGAAATCATCAACTCAAACTTCTTCGTACAAACTGGACACAAAAACTCGTAAACCGGCATCGGGGCCTCTCCAGGTGCTACTCAGATTCTTTGGGGCGGTGCCACGGCGCTTTATTGTTGAAGGCTTCAACTAATTCTGCGACGGTGGGCATAAAATCCTCTTTACCTTCGTCGGGCCGCAGGTTGGACAAGTCCAGCCGTGAAGTCCGTGGACGAATTTCTTCTCGGCCATCTCGACTTTCGGCTTATGAACCGAACTTCCACACTTAACACAAGCATATTGATAGCGCACTACTCCCCTCCATAAGACCAACGAGTTACGGCATGTTGCTCCCACCCCACCTATCAAGTCACAGAAAACAAAAGACTTAAGTACCGCCAAAAGCCATTATTTCTCATCCAAAAAATAAAAACTCGAAGAATACAGATTTTCCGTCTTCCAAAGTCTTTTCAGTTTCTCTACAATAACCGAATCCCCCTCGATATCCACCAAGGCCCCTTCTTTAGTAACCTTCGCGACAACCGAAGGGATGCCGGCTTTGTTTAATATTTCCAGCATCTCCGGTTGAAGACCGTGAAGTTTGTCTGTTGGTCCTTTCACTTCAACAGCCACCAGCAAATCGTCCCGTTTAACGAGAAGATCTGGCCACCCTTTGCGAAGTACACGATAATTGTGTCTTTCAAGACGTTTTTGAAACAACTGCTGTACTTGCGGGGTATACACGACATAAATAGGTTTCCCACTCATGGCAAATCCGGATACCGAGCATAAGCCCGCTTCCGCCACCCGACGTCAAACTTGACATCCGCAGGTTTCGCTGCCTCAATCCGAAGATATCGAGCCTCTTGGGCGTCCCGGAGGCGCTCTGTGAGCCCTTCCGCGTCGACGGCCGAGATGGCTGCCAAGGTTCCCGGGCCGACAATACCATCTTGCTGAATACCCAGAACCCCCTGTAGGAGCCTCACGGCCGGCTTTATGTCGTCATTGACAGCAAAGGACATGAGAGTGGCCGCAAGCTCGTCTGAGGCGATCTGATTGCCCCGTATGGGGGTCCAGTACTTATCGTGATAGATTTGCTTGGCCATCTCCAACGCGTCCACATTACTGAGCCTCGTACCTGGAGGATCATCAACCCAATAACACTTAGGCAATACCAAGCATTCATCCCGGATCGTGAGCCCGAACCGCGTCAGGCCGGCGCCGTCGCCCAAGTCCTCCGTCTTTCCTGCAAGCGTCCGATCTTCGAGCCGGAGCACCCACTCAATAATACTTCCAAAATTTGCCATGTTACTTGTCTCCCTTTTCTTTTGCCCTGTCCTCGAGATCTTTCTTGAACCGCTCAAACGGTGCCGAGTCCTTTTTGGAACGGTCAAAGCCGGATGGAGACGGATCAAGAATGCATTTGTGTCCGGCGTACCAGCGAAAGCCGCAACGCGCGCAATAACCCGGGTGACTGGCACTTTCTAACGGGATCCACGCCGTCGGACTGTCTGGTTCTATCCAAGCTGCTTTTGGCTTCTGCACTGGTTGTGATCCCGAAGTATTGCTTATTGTTACCGGTACTGCTACAGCCTTCTCAGGTATGACCATGGCGTCCTTGACGATATCCAGCGTAAGCCCCTCGTGTTCAGGAATTTTGTCAGCCACGATCATATCGCCATCGACTGCTTGACTTGTCGCGAACGCACGTGTCAATTTGCTTACAAGGAACCGCTCCAGAGTACGACGAAGTTCTCGCGCCCCGAACTCTCTACTCGTTCCTTCTGTGATTATAAAATCTTTTGCACGATCGGATAGATCGACGGAAATGTACTTGTGTGATTTCAGAATCCGATCCTGAATACGCTTCAACTCGATCTCAAGAATCTTTCGAAGTACTTCATCCGTCAAAGGCTGAAACACAATCATGCGATCAATCCGATTGAAAAATTCCATGGAGAAAAACTTCTTCACCGCATCCTTCGCGGCATGGTAGATTTCATCTTCGGTCGACTTTTGGCTTTCTTTCTTGGACACAAATCCCATTTCCTTCGTATCACTCAAAATCTTTTTCATGTCGGACGATCCAAGATTGGACGTCATCACGATAACGCAATTATGCATATCGATCGCTTCATTCGTCCCAGTGGTCAAAGTCGCGCGATCCATGATTCCCAGAAGAATCTGGTGCATTGAATTGTGAGCCTTCTCAATTTCGTCAAAAAGAATGATTGTGTACTTCGGACTTTTTCCATCAGCCCATTTTGCTTCAATGGCTTTCTTTGTGATCTTTGGCTCTGTTTCTCTGTGCCCGATATATCCCGGTGGCGAGCCGATCAACTTGGCAATCTCGTGAGAGGCCTGGTATTCCGCACAATCCATCTTAATAAGCGTGACGCCCATCAATTCGGCAAAAACTTCCGTCGCGTGTGTCTTTCCCGATCCTGTGGGACCAACGAACAAGAACACCCCGAGCGGACGATCAGCCGCAGCCATTCCAGCCATGTACGTCTCGTGGACGCGAACGAAATGCTTGATCGCCCTATCCTGACCGGCGACTTTAGCTTTCAGCCCCTCTTCCAGTTTTGCAACTTCCTCGGGGACTTTGGATTCGTCCATCTTTACGACTTCCGGCTTGTCCTTCGTGAATAGGCCCATGACTCCCTTTTCTATCGGTGGATTGTAACAAACTGCTTCAAATCCCGAATCCAAACATACGCGCCAGGGTGCGAACGCCAAAAGGGGTTCGCGGATGTATGGGCTCTTTGCCCCTCCGCTTCCTTGACCAGATTGAACGTCCCGCAACTCTCCACGTCAAACTCCCGATGACGCCGACCACACTTGGCACACTTGATCATCTTGCCGATCTCGGGGTGCCGGCCAAAGAATGAGCGCAACTTAAATTCTTTCTTGAAACTCTCAGTGGCTACAAACATCTTAAGAGTTTCGCTGGCTTTGTTCGCGATTTTCTCAACCTGTTGTTCAGTCAACAATTCGTCGCTCATCGTTCCTCTCTATTGATTCCACCAAGTGTCCGGTTGTTTTCTGTAAACTGCAAAACCGGAATTCCCCAATCGGCGTCTTCCTGTTTTCTAAAATCGGCTGCCGATACATTTACAAACAGGTAAGCAAGTTCGTCATAATTCAACTTACCATACTCCTCAATGCGCGATTTTTCTTCCTGATAACCGTCCACATACGCGCGCTCAATATGAACATCATCAATCGTAGCAGCCCGAGGAGTTTGGTTCATACGTCCAGTAAGGCAAATCTTTCCGCCGTCATGATAAGGCTTCGGACGATCATACCCAATTACCCATTCTGCCCCACCCAGCTTAACCAGTTCATTTGCTCTCGCGATGCTTACAATTTTCCGGCAGGCGCACGGGATCGG